ACAAACTTACCTGTAGTCACAGAAGCAGCAGCAACACCATTTACAGAGAATCCAATATTAGTGGTAGCCCCGATCAAATTGCCCTCTACCAAGAAGCCTACCTGACTAGTGACCGTTGCACTTGCACCAATAGTACTTTGTGCAGCAGCATAGTGGTAAAGTGCAGGCAGAGTAAAGACAGCATTGGCAACAGTAGGAAGGGTTCTATTAATAAAGGCGGCAGCAGTTACACCACTTTGAATAGCACCATTATTCAGAATACCATATGCTGTAGTGGCACCAGTAATATTTTTACTTACTGATAATGTTCGGTCTGCCCCTGCCGTTGTACCAATCAGGAAGTTTCCGTCAGCAGTGATACGTGCATCTTCTGCACCATCAATAGTAAAGGAGATAGCTGTGGCACCAGAGGAAGCATTTCCGGGATCAGCACTGAATAGCAAATCACCTTGGATGCTTGTCGAGATTTGAGAAAAGATCGTCGAGACCCCGGTGTCTGTGTCCTCAATGCGAAATGTTGGATTTGTATTCTTGAGGTGTAGAGGAACTACAGGGGTTGCCGTTCCAATACCTACGTTACCTTGGATATTCTTAAAGAACTCATCACGAGTAATCTTGTTTGTAGTATTAAGTGAGACATCTACAAGAGGAAGAACGTCTGTACCGACAGCAGTAGCACCTGTGATTGAAGGAAGTTCAGATATTTTAACCGTAGCCATTAAATTGCCTCCACGCAATCGAAGGTGATACCATAGGAACTAATCTCATTGATATTCCATTGGGTAATATTATCTTTGAGCCTAAATCTGCCTTTTGTATTGGCTACTACAACAGCCGCATTGTTAGCAGGGGAACTTCTAAGGTCAGGCCAGATGTCTAGTGTTGCAGCGCCGCCACTTGTATCTACTTGAGTAAGTACTTTATACAGTTGAGTGGTTGTACCAGAACCTAGTTGAATGTAGTCCCCCGGTAGAAGATAGCCAGTAACGCTAGTAGGAAGGCCATCAATAGTAAGAGTGTCTCCTGTCTGACTTGCACCACTAACTAGGGGAGTTCCGGGTGTAGTTCTAGCAGACCCTTGGGCATTAAAACAGTTAGGATCACCGAGAAGGAAGGTTCCTGCTTGGCCCTTAAGACTAAGCAAGAAAGCAACCCAATTCTCAGCATCCACTCTTCGCATAGGAGGTAGAGAAATAGATGCAGACCACCTCTGACCGGGATGGACTACAATCTGTTGTTGAAACGTGAAGGGAGACTGACTAATAGCTACAGCATTTTCGGCCATAAGAGTAATGTTGGCAATACCAATGTTAGTCGGGGTATTCAAAGGGTAGCTAATAGCCATTTTATTTCCTCATCAACGGAAGGCTTGTTTCATTTGACCACCACGGAGACGGGCATCAATGACAGCAGCTTTTGTAGCATTAGTAATCTGTGGGATCATCTTAGCGACTTCAGCACGGACCATAGCAGCATCACTACCAGTTACAGTAATGTTGTTGTTGACAGTGACCGCATTAGAACCACCACCGCCCATAGCTTTAGCTGTTTGGTTTGCATTGACTACAGTACCAGAAGAACGAGGGACCACAAGTTCTGGACCTTTTTCACCCACAAGATAGGCTTTGCTAGGATCGACAGGACCACCAGAAGCTCTAGCACCCCCGAAAGGTAAACCAAAAGAACCTGTAGCTGGAGCAGAGAAGAAACCAACACCACCCTCAAAAGCACCAGTGACAGCACCTACAATCTTCTGGACTACGTAGATACGATAGAGTTCTTTGATAATCTCAGCAGCCATACTCTTGAAAGCATCTTTGACAGATTGTGTCCCATCAACCATAGACATCAAAGCATTTTCTACAGAGTTCTTTACAGTCTCCATAATTTGCTTGCGTTGTTCTTCAAGGGCAATCAGACGTTCAGTCTCAGTGGCTTGTTGTACCAGACCTGCAATAATCTCTGGGCTAGTGGTCTTGAAGTCATCCCCAAGAGCCTGACGAACCCTCTGGTATGCTTCTGAGGTACCAAGTAGTTCCTTTTCTACAGCAAGTTGCTCTTGTAGCTTCTCAATGGCTGTCTGAGTATCTTTTGCAGCACCACCACCGCCCCCACCACCGCCGCGATGTATCTCTGGGGCCACAAAAGGTTTGAAGTTGGTTGTGTAAGATTTTGAACCACCCGGCATGAAATCTTTAGGATCACCCCCGCGTCCACTGTAGACTTTACTGTCCCTTAAATTTACAAGACTAATTGCATCAGAAAGAGCAATACCCATATTGGCAGCAAGATTTGCAGCAGCAGCAGCAGCGGCAGATACACCACTCGAAATATCAACCCCAGCAATTTGTAGAACAGAGATGGCCGCTTGAGACATTCCAGATTCAAGCAAACTAGTTTCAGCCGCACTAGAACTAATCTGTCCTTCCATTAAGTAGGTTGCATCAAGAATTTGAAGGGCAGCTTGTGCAGTTAGAAGCTGTTGGTTATTCAATTCCCCACTCGCGATAGCGGATTCAAGCAGATAGGCTTGCGTCTGATATTGAGCGTCTGCCATTGCTTGAGTAGGTTTAACCCCAGCTTCCAAAAGTCTCTGGTAGTCTTGCTGGATCATCAGTTTCTTTTCTGGGTCAGCAAGCCCTTCTGAAACAGCTTGGTTTAGGCTATTTAAGTCTTTGGCCAAACGGAGTTCAACTTCTTTATCGTAGATGAGACCCTTTTGAATACCAGCAGCAGTTGATAGATCACCGTTTAGAATACTTTGGGCTTCATTTTGTGCAGAAAGGATGTCTAGTTGGTCTTGTAAGGTTTTCTTTTGGGCTTCAAGCTCTTGTACTGTACCCACGGTAAGACCTGCAAAGGCAGCAGCTTTTCCCCCGAAACTTTTCATTTTCTCTATACTTGCAGATAGGCTTGCAATTTTTTTCTCAAGGTCTTCTATCTGTTGATTTGCGCCTGCAACACCAAGGGACTCTGTATCAAATTTGAGTTTTAAAGATTCTTCCTTGTTCTTTCTAATCTCTTCGGTGAGTGCACTAATTGCTCCTGCATACGTAAGCACACCACCAATGGCATTATTTGCATCTCCACTCGTCCTCATAAATGCAGCACCAATAGCTGTAACTAAAGGGATAGCAATACCCAGACCAGCACTGAGAGCTACAAGCGCACCAGAGCTAAGCCCCATGAATCCTGCGCCCATGAGTGGAAGAATACCTACTAGCTGTGTGGCCTGTTGACCAAAAGCAACAAGAGGATTTGTTCCAGATTGAATTTGTACGAGGAAGTCACCGACTTGGTAGCCTGCTTGTTGTACAACTACACCCATTTGACCCATACCACGGCGGGTATTAGACAAAACAGATTCAAGACCTTTAAGTCTTTGAGAGGTTTGTTGTAGCTCCTTTACAGAAAATCTCTGGAACGAAGTAGAAGCAGCGTCTGTTTCTTTTTTAAGCATAGCTGTAATCTGTTGCATACGCTTAAAGTCTTCTATGACTTTTTTAGTCCCGTCAGAGACCTTTCTTTCTGAAACAGCAACAGAGTTTAAATCTGTAGCCAACTCTTTAACGAGTGGTTGACCTCTAATATCGACCAGAATGCTAATAGTCCCAAGGTCACTCATTTGCTCACCGTCCTCAAGTAAACTGCATCTATTTTCTTTACCGCCCCAACTTCCCAAGGCAGTAGTGTGTTATTCGTTAGGCGTTGCCAAGCGTCAATTTCTTGGTAACTGATTGGTGCAGGTCCATTGAACCCTTGACCTCTGGCATTGTTGAGCAATAAAAAAGCAGTCCAGACATATTCCAGTAACTCTGGGAACTCTGGTCCCTGTAGAGCCAATGGTGTTCGTCCAGACTGCCTTTCTACTTGTTGTAGGTGTTCACGCTCAGTTACACCATCTTTGTCAGGAATAGAGAGTTTGAAATCCCACTCTGCGTACTCCTCTATGTCAAGGATCAGACTCTCAAAAAAGCTGAGTAATCCTCTTGGGCTTCAATAACTTGTTGCTTCAACCAAGGAAGTTTACTGTAGACTTCAATCGCTTCTGCAACAGAAAATTTAGGAGACTTTCCACTAAGCTGGATCGACCAGTCTTTGGTAGTCTTTGCCAACATCTCAAGCGTAGTATTCTCAAGTTCTTCTGCGGTGAAAGTAATCTTTTTACCCTTAGCAGCTTTCTGGATACGCTTATTCGTTTGCTCATGCACAACAGTCTTATAGACGCTAGAGTGAGGCGCATAAACCGTGATAGTCATTTCCTTACCATCGTCTTTCGTAAGGGGTTCCTCAGTCAGAGGGTGTTTCAGATTAACTACAATAGTGTCATCGGTCGGGATCATTGATGCAAGGTCAGTCATAGTCGGGTGGTCCTTTGTTTATATTATTAAATCGGGAAAGAATTAAAGCGGGTGGTCAACCCCCGACAAGCCAACCACCCTAGCCCCGCAGTAAAGCGAGGATTAGTTTACCCAGAAGGGAATTACATCACGTTGGATTACGGATAACTTCAATGTTGCTGTTTTCAGCCGTATCATACAGAGCCACGAAAGGAAGAGTGATAATACGCGAGGCTGGGCCATCTACAGGAACACTTGAACCGTTAATCTTCACACGAGGGAAGTGGAATGTGTAGTTAGAAGCACCACTAGGATCATTCACAGTAACTTGGAAAGCAGAAGTCGTCTCGCTAACGAAGCGGTTGATCAAGGCTGCGTCTTCAAAGTAGGCAGTGATAGTGCCTTCAACAGTGGCCATACCAAATTCAAGTTGTGGCGTCGAATCCGAGCCAACTACAAAGGTAGGCGCAAGAGCATTGCTGACAGTGAAGTCAATACCAGTAATGGTTGCTACAGAAGTCAGACCACCAGTAGCACTTGCGTTACCGATTGCCATGACACCAGAATAGGCATCAAAAGGTTGGTTTGTCGAAGAAGCCGTCTTAACAGCGTCAACCGAGGTGCCCGAGATGGTCATATCCTTGCCAACCATACCAAAGGTAGCAGAGATCATGGAATTTGGCTTAATGGAGATAGCAAGAGTATCGACAGTCATACCCGTGAAGAGACGGAACTGAGAGATATCAGCGGCTGCATCTTCAATGCTAAACGATTTAGCGGTCGTACCAATCTTCAAAGCACGGTTTTTAATAGTACCGGCAACAGTCTGAGGACCAGCAGTTGCGTTAGCATACGAGACAGATGTAGCAGTACAAGCCGTGACAGTGAAAGTCCCGTTAAAGCCCGCAGGAGTTACACCAGCAACCGTGATGGCAGAACCAACTGGGAAGGGTGGGATCGTTTGAGAAGTAAACGTCAAAGTAGCTACACCGCCAGTGCTAGAAGCAGCAGTCGTAGCAATGGTTGCAGAATCAGCAAAAGCACTCATAAAAGCACTTTCTAGGAAGGGATCAAAATCACCCTTACGCAGATCAACAACAATGTCACCACCAGCTTGACGATTGCCATGACGGTCAACACGAAGCATACGATCAGGTTGAATTTCGTTGCCGCTTACACGATCTTTAGTCAGGTCCAAAGAGCTAGTGTTATAGGGCAATTGAATAAGAGAAGGGGTACCGGGAGTAACGCCAAAAGTGGATTCTGTCACATACGACAGGCCAGAACGACTACCTTGAGAGAAAGCCATATTAAGTTTCCTTTATTAGTTGTAGACATACCACGCGATTGTCACGGGAGTGCAGTAGAAGGGAGAGTCAAGGAAACTTGTCCTGACTTCGGAGTAATCAATGGAAATAATCAAACCATTGAAGGAGATGTCTGTTGCCACATTGAATCTATCAAGCAACAAATCAGCAATGTCGTACCCTGCACCTGATCCCAATCCTTCTGGTGTACAAACTAGGATACTGTAGATACCATCATATCGCTTCTGAGGATTAAGGCCCCTGACAGCGGCTCTACGAGAGGTAGGGACCATATCGGCCTTCACATAGGAAGTACCAGTGGTAGGTTCAAAAGGGATGTTCTGACGAGCGATAGTTGGTATGCCTGATGTCCCAGTCAAATGTGAGTCTAGGCAAGCACGAATGTCATTAATGATTGTCATTGGCTGCCTCTGACTTTATTGATTGCATCTTGCAGATGAATACCAGCCCTATTTCTAACACTTGTAAAGACTTGGTAGGGGGCAGTCTTTTCCCAACCAGAGTATTCTACTTTGTTAGCATAGGGACTTCTATTGGCTACGTAGACTGTTGTAGCATCCTTTGGCAATGAAGAAATCTGACCATTTAATTTAGCTAATGCTTCTTCTCTAGCTGTGCCATTGTCAGGGCCTTTTCCATGAGAGTTTTTTCTACCCCCAGAGCCAGAAGAAGTTGTTATTGAGTGGTTGCTTACATATGTACCTGTATCTACCGGGGAAGATGCTACAAGGTCTTCAGCAACATTACGCAAAAATTCATCTCTTACTTGATCTAAGTCTTGTTCAATCTTCTTTATGAGACTTGATAATGACCGTTGAACCATGTCATTCCCTAACTTGCAACTGATAGCACATCGTAGCACTGCCAGACTTAATCTCCATGACCTTAACGATATTTACCGTATCCCCAAGACCAATGATCTGATCTGTAGCGTCTGGTTCTGGTGTAGCTGATCCGTTTGTCAACTTACTATCCAATACAACCCTACGGTCACCACGAAGAATAGAGTTGCTGTCAATCATATCTGGTGTATAATCGTAGAAATAGCCCCGTACAGTGTAGTCTGTGTTTGTGGTAGTCACAGTACCTGTAGTGTCGTTATATGCACCAGCGGCTCTCTTACGAAGTGTGAGGGCTATTCCGTGTTCGTTAATCAGTTGGCGCAGAGTGGAGGGATCAAACGCCATTGGGTTCATCGGGAAGGTACTGGTCTCCCGCCTCTGTATTGTCAAACTGAGTGATACCAAAAGCAGGCTTCACACGATCAGTTGTAGCGTTAGCAACTCCCATTGCAGCTACAGAGATACCACCAGCAGAGATGCCTAGGGTCTTGCCAGAGGTCTTCTTGCCTTGGGCTTCAATCTGGGTAGCCAACTGAGTATACTGCTTTGCACGGTCACTATAGTTAGCACTCAGGGCACCATCAAGAGTAGTAGTAACCATGCGACTAAACTTAGCAGCAATAGCCCTACAAATCCATACAGCAGCATAGTAGACATTATCACCAGTCTGTGAGAGAGCAAAAGTAATCTCTTCGTTCTGAACCAGTTGGTCTGTGGTATCTGTGTCACCTACAAGGAGACGAACAGTGTTGATCCTACCTGCGCTGGTAGTAGTGTTCAAATCAGTCGCTGAATAGGACCAAGACATTTGTTCGCCTCATTAATTAGTTTTCTAGTTCACCATAGGACATACGCCATCTACGAATAAGACCAATTTGTTTATCTTTGATCTTACTAGAGGTACACTTCTTCTGCATGAACTCTGTGCTATTCTTTGTCTTGGCTTTTACTTTCCCATTGATATTATCTACGAGAAGGTGTAACTGGTCTACCGAGTATTCTTCAAGACCATCACCAATAGAAACCTTTGTAGCTGCAACCTCTTCTAACTCTTCATTGTGGTGAAGCATATCGTTGAAGAACAACTGTTGAATTACTTCATGAGAGATTCCAAAGAACTCCCAGTTAAAGCGATCACCCTTCTTCCAAATCTTACCCGCCAGTTGAATGCCTTGTAGTTTGACAAACACTGGACGAGCAGGATTGAAGAAGGGGAGAAACGGTCGGGTCATCTCTCCCACTCCTTACATTAGTTACGCGATAACGCTGTCAATAACAGCACCGAGGTCAGCCGAAACAACCTTATGGTCGTAGGCCATGTTGGCTTCCAGCACTTCAGCAATGCCATCGATAGCCAGATAGTCACCACGATACGACTTGATTGCAAGACCGCTACCGGAAGCATTTTCCAGTTCATCCCACGTGAAGGTATAACCAGCCGAAGGGATCATCAGGCCCGAAGAACGGGGACGGTAGTAGAAAGCAGCCAGTTTACCACCAATGAAGGCATTCGATTCAGCCAAACCTTCAGCAGCAGTGTTCTTCACGGTTTCCATAACCAAGAACTCTTCCACACCGAAGATTTCAGCCAACTTGGCATCCGTCACCATAGCAGTGTTCGTGACCGTAGCACCACCGTTCAGGCGGGCAAGGATCGTTGGGTGGTTAACCAGAACGTCGCGGACTTGCTTACCTACAACCATCACATTAGGCTTGAAACCTCCCGACTTGAGTTGTACAGTACGCATGATGTTGGTAACGTCAACAATCGGGGTCGAGTTCGTGTAGTCAGACCATTGCTTAACTTCATTGGTCGTAGGCGTACCCGAAACACCATCCCAATCCGTACCCCAGACACCACCAGCGAAGTAGGTAGTAGCCCACTTGATTTCGCGGTCGATCAGAAGTTGGTGGGTCAGCATCTGTGCGCCAGCAGCGCGGATATCCAAGGCTGCATCTTCGTTAGCAAGCGTCTGGAAGTCGAAGTCAGTGGCCAGCGAGAAAACATCAGCCGAGTAGGTATCCGTCGAGAGGGTCATACCAACGCGAGGAGCCTGAGTACGGGGAGCGCGAGGTTGGACTTGGCCAGTGCGGTTGAAGTCAGCGCGGTTGTAGATGTAATACTTGTCAGTTTTCTTGGAGACAGAGACCTTCGGGAAAACACGATCAGCAATAAAGCCGTTAGCGTCTTGCAGGAAGGCAACCGTCAGGTTAGTAAGGGGGGCGTCGATATGGACGGCACCGGGGGACAACATAGCCATTTGTAATGTTCCTTATTTCAAACTAGATTAGGCTGCGGCTTTATCAGCGCGAGACAATTCGATGGTGATGACCTGACCGTCAACAGCGGCTTCCAGAGCATAACCCACGATCACGTTGGTCGAAGCAGCGGCTTTGGCTTTGCCCGAGGTACCAACTGCAACAGCAGCGCCACGAGTGATCGTACCACCAGCCAGAACAGTCACACGACCATCGTAAGCAACCGTGATAGCTTCGTTTGCACCAGCAGCGGACATCAGTGCCACACCATCGGTACGAGCGTTAGCAGAGGTGTTGTCAACTTGACCATCAGAGGCCAAAGAGACGAAGGTGAATTGAGCAACAGCCGAACCCGAAGTGTAGGTGCGCGTAGCCATACGTTCCGTAAATGCCATAATAGAGGCTCCTTATTAATTTTTGTAGGTTTCAAGCACGAGGGCACGGCCCTGAGCGGTTTTAACAATAGCTGCGTATGCCTTTTCGAAGCTCTTCTCATTCTTTTCAGTTTGATAGGCTTTCGTCAGGTCTTTCAGCTTTTCGGCAGCAGTTTTCAGGTCGTTTTCTGCATCGGTTTTACCGACTTCCTGATAGACACCAGCAAAAGCAGCATCAGCAGCCTTGAGAAGCGTAAGCAGACTTTCATCAGCGCCTACAGACTTCAACAGTTTACCACGCTCATCAGCAGTGCCCTTAAAGTTCGGGAGTACCTCTTCGGCGCGTTTACGGAGTGCTTCAGCCTCTACAGCTTTTTGCATCTCTTCTAGTTTTTTAAGGATAGGCGCAGGAACAGCCGACTTGGCAATCATTTCGCCTTCAACTTCAATCGTGTCTTCCAAAGGTTTTGCTTTTTCGATAGCAGCAACCTCAAGTTCAGCGACCTTGGCTTTATAAATTTCAATCTCTTCCAAAAGAACCTTATTAACTTCTTCAAGTTCAATCGCTTCAGTCTTCCAAGATTTACGCATGGGCTTATCGCCGTAGTTACCCTTGTCTGCGTACATCATGTCTTCTTGGTCGTTCACCATTGCCCCACTAGCATCCAACATTTCTGTCTTCATCATAGGGTCTTCTTTTTGGGCTTCCATTTGCATATCCATCATTTCCTCTTCTGCGGATTTGATTTCAATCTCAATGGTGATGCCTTTTTCAAGGTCAGTAGGACCTAGTTTAACATCTTCTTCCATGTGTTCCCCTTCCGGGCTGCGCTTGTATAGGGCTACCTTAGCGAGTGGGTCATCGCCCATATCGACCAAGGAAACCTCTTCAAGTTCCAAGTTTACGAGTTCGGTGGGCATTACACCATCTCCTTCAAGGCTCGTCCACCGATAGAGAACGCAGCCAGTTTACCGCTTTTAACATCCTGCCACACCTGATCGTCATAAACTTTCAGTGCGATTACCCAACCCTCGCGGTCTGATTGGATACCCAAAGCCTTGGCAATGTCGTTAGTCAAGGGCATGGAATGAACGACTTCCCCGATACTCTCACCAGTGTGCATAGCCTTGGCGGTTCTCATGGAAAGCATAAAATTAGTAGCTGCTTTAGCAATCTGATCTGGGCTAATAAATTCACCGCTGTGATCTAGGCTAATTTCACCTTTGACAGTAGAGACATAAGCCCAACCAAAGGCTAGACGCTCTTCATCCATCTGTTTAAGGATTTGACCTTCAATCTGGACCTCTGCTTTAGAAGTCATTTCAGAGACCGAGGTTCCTTCTTCCCACATGCGGCATGACCAATAGCGGGGAGTTGTCTTATCTGTGGCGGCATCGCAGGAATGACGAGCGCGAAAGTTAGAACGAGCAGCAGGGTCATCACGACGAATCTCCATATTTGGATCACCGAAGGTAACTTTCTTAACCTTGTCACCAGACTTGACGTAGACACCAAACTTCTTGGTAGAGCCAGCGGGCATACGAAAAGGTTTGTCGAGTTCAACTTCACTACCTTGGTATTCAGCTTTGGCTACAGCTTGTTTGGCCTGAGACCAAGCACCAGCAAATGCCCTACTTTCCGTCATTCCATCTTCACCCATCATAGAATTGAAGACGTTGCGGAAGACTGACTGTTGGTGAGCAGAGAGTTTATTTCGTACTGCTTTAGGCAGTTCATCGTTGTTACTGTATGGCATCGTTTCTCACCAAAATCATAGAGAAGTTTGTAGTTACCCGTGTATTTACTGCCTCTACAAGAGCGGCTTGAATATCTAAATCAGTTTTCTCTGTCATAGTCACGGGAACAGGAAAGTCATACCGATAGGTACTTTCCGTAGTCTCTCCAATGTGAGCGATACGAAAGTTTTGACCAAATGGGCGAATAAGAAAACGAACTTGGGCATTTTTAGCTTTGTGGACACTAAAGTCACCACAGAGAATATAAGCTGTATGCCCAGCGGGGACTGTATAGATGCCGTTTAGGGTTTGTCCGACACCAGCTTCAATCAAACCTACAGTGCTTCCGTTTGCAGTTAAGGTAATCGTTCCAGCGTTGTTTGCACCACTGTCTTTGTAGATAGCAGAAAGAACACGTTTAAACTGAGCCGCGCCAGTTCCAGAAGTAGTCCCATTAAAGTCAATTTCTTCTGTGATTGGGTTATAGTTGGCATCAAGCCCAGTGACTACAACAGAACCAATGTCCAAGGCAGAAGTAGAAACAACAGTTATAAGTCGGGTAGAGTTCCAAAGCGACCAAGGGTAGTATCCCCCAGTTGTCCAGACTGTTTCATCAGCACCAGTATCAACATCTGGATTATAACCTGTCACATGGACAAGAGAATAACCTTCAATCTGGCCTTGGGCGATAGAAAAGTAACTATCCCTTAGGATATATTGTCCCCAATCAGGCATTTTTCTTTCCTATTACTGAGGTGGTTCTTCTACGGGAGGGGCAGAAACTTTTGCTTCATATTTCTTACTGTCAAATTCAATTTCAGCAATGGCCATAAGGTCTGTAACAACCTCAGTCTGATCTTGAAGTTCGATACCAGCACCATTGATGTTCCGTAGAAAGGAAGCAATCTCACGAAGGTCGTGCGGAGCTACATCGCCAGCAATAAGTTTAGGCATAGTGGACCAATCAAGGCCATTCAGTTGCCACAGACGTTCTACGAGTTGCTTGTTTAGAATATCTACAATAGTGTTGATGTAACTTTCCAGTGAACGAAGGAATAGGTCCGTCTTGGTCTTAGACAAAGCATAAGAACCACTACCAGAACCAAGCATAAGAAACTCAGCCATAAGGCTACGGGCAATGTCATGCTGATAACGCTTAACCACGGGGTCTATATCTATGGAACGAGAGCCATTAGCAGTGATCAGCTCAACATCCATCAGGCGTTGGTTAGTGGGCTTGCCATCAGCATCTACATATAGGTCAGAAGGCAATAGGGCGTAGCCCTGCTCGTTGTTCTTCAAGTCACGAAGGATACGTTCAAATTGTCCACGAAGGGCAGATTGATCCGCAGAGGCATCAGCACTCATATATTCCGCAGGCATACGGCCAATAGGTACACCATGTAGTTCTCGTTCGATAGCAATGGCTTCATAACTCTGAATTTTATTGAGATATGTGTAGCTAACGTAAGCATTGCGAAGTACCGATCTGCCGGAGGGATCATTATTCAGACTTGTGGTGCGATAGTAGATAGATTTCTCCACGGGGATCATGGCAATACGTTTGCCCCATGCAGCTTCTTGATACATCCCGAGGATTTCACCAGTCTGCTGTTCTATTTCAAAGCTCTCTACAGTCCAAGGGGCACGAATAGCAATCTTCTTGATACCAATGCGGCCATCTTCGTATTTGGAGTTTTTCTTTGGAGAACGGAAGTCACCCTCACGACGCTTATATACTACCTCAAACCAAGAAAACCCATAAGTCAGGTATGACAGAGCTTCGGAGATGTGATCATCAAGTGAGTGGTCCATGTCATCAAGGACAGACTGTAGAAAGTCAGCTTCTTGCTTGGCTACAGCACTATCATCGGCAGGCTTAACTTCGATCTTAACGTCACGGAGAGTTTGTTCTACAGCGTACATGATGGAGCCAACGATAGCGTTGTTATCTCGCATCTCACGATACTTCTGGATAGCCTTCTTACCACGGAGTTCTTGAAGAAACTCGTCAGCCCGGATATCACCCGTGTAGGTATTCTTACCCGATACGCCAAGCTCAATCTTAGCTGCTGTTTCACTCAGTCTCTTCATTGGACTACCTGTACGTTAATTTCTTTTAGGACTTTGGGATAAGACCTTTCGCATCTGAATAGGCCAAGCGAAGTTCTGGTTTAGAAATACCTTTGAGGGCAAGTTCAGTAACAGCCCAGACCATAGCATCAAGACGATCAGGTGATCCAATAGAGCCAAGAGGTTCCCACTGGACTAGCTGATCTTCCAAAGCATCAAGGCCCTTGAGGTGTTTTACCTTACCACGTTCATATAAGGAGGATACTGGTTCGGCCCTAGCAAACTTACCACGAGAGGCATGTACGAGCTTGACAGGAACAGTCTCATCAACCGTATGGAGGGTAGACCTAACCATATCACCACCTTGGTTACGTTCAGCTACAATCTTGTCAGCTTCGTACTGGTGGTAGAGGCCGATAGCCCTAGTGGCCCAGCCTTCAGGTGTATAGCGATCAGTGGCGTCTTCTAAGATGTAGCTACAACCATTCAGGTCAATACCAGCTACAACAAGGCCAGTCATATCACTCTCAGCATTAGAGGTGACAGCAGGGTCTACTGAGATAACCACACGAGCAAGGGTCTTAGCGAAGGCTACAGGATCATCTACGCCCTCTACCTCACACTTAGACAGAAGGTCTCTAGTCCACAAGGCACCAGAGGCTTCATCCATAATCTCAGCGTAGAGTTCTTGACGACCCAAACGGGTGCCTTCATACTGATCTTTGACTGCTTGTATATAAGTTGCTGCAAGGTTAGCAGAGTTATCAAAGGTTGAACCGTAGGTCACTACAGACTTAGGGTTCTTCATAATATCACGGACAAGTTTGGTAGGTCGGGGAGTTGTAGTTACACAAACTTGGGGATGCTTACCAAGACGAAGGGTAAATTGTAGCATGTCCCATGTGGCACGGTCTTTATTCCAAGCAGCAAGTTCATCACACCAAGCAGCTTCAAACTGAGGACCACGGAGACGCTCAGGCTCTTCAGCAGAGAAGAACAACACTGTAGGTTTAACCCTTTGGTCTTTGTACCAACCCTGATCCCAGACTAATAATCTTTTAGTGGGGTACCATGTCGGGGGTCCAAGCAAACGACCTTTACAATCTTTATCGCCCTTCCAGCATCTAGCTAGAAAACCAGACTCACCGTTGACCATAACACGATCAATATCTGAGTTTGTAGCAGCAATAGCACCAACACGCATACTTCCGTTCTTTACTCTTGCTCTTACCCATTCAACACCAGCACGGGTCTTACCAAAGCCACGTCCAGCATTGATAAACCAAGTATTCCAATTACCAGTAGGAGCAATCTGCTGAGGTCTGGCCCAGAAGTCCCATGTATAGATGAGTTCTTCAGCTTTCTCCGGTGGGAGTTGCGATAGCAATGCTACTACATCTTCACCCATAGCCCTTAGGTCATCAGCATGGATTGGCAGACCATTTTTAAGCATGTTACAAAACCTAGGTTAATCTTCTTTGTTGTCCGAGGTTTCGTCACCTTGACGTTTCTTACCCAGCAATGCCAATAGGTCATCAATAGCACCTGTATCTTCTGCAACATTTTCTGGTTCAACTTCCTCAACCTTGACAGTTGGGTTCCAACCAGCACGACTACGAAGGAATAGTTCAGCGGCTTTTAGATCACCAGACCTAGCTGCATTGATAACTACAGAACCAATCTCTTCTTGAATGGATGCCCTAGAATCAGCAATGTCATCACGATAGACCTTATAGAAGGTTTGGTATGACTTAGGTGCATTCTTCATTGTGGCTACAGAATCAAAGATTACTCTCATAGACACACCAGCACGGATACCAGCCCGAATCTTAGTGGCAATCTTAAGGTCATGCGGAAGGGGAAGTGCCATCTGTATCAATCTTTCTTTGTAGGTACTATAGTTTATAACTACAGAATGAAAAAGAAGACCTATAGAAAATAACCCTACATCGGTAGGTGCAACTACAAAAAGGTTGAGAGTGATTCACCTAGTTGAAAGGTTATTACCTATCAGGTCTTACTTAAGTGGGTAGTCCATATGCTGAATGCTTGAACAACTACAAAGAGGAAAGAGAAAACACAATCTTTGTACTGGTAGGCGTTGATACTATAGTACCCTACTATAGTTCTCTACTACAGTTTCTTTGTACAGAGATTTTGTTTTTTCTTTTCTCTCTGCTTGTTCTGTAGTTGAATACTATAGTTAACCCCCTACCCCCTACTTATATATAGGTACCTTTTTTCGTCAATCGTCAAGCAAGAATCTGAACTATTTTGCATGAATCTGACAAGCTATTGGAATCTAACAAAAGAATTATTTGACCAACTGGTAAAAAGTGTACAATAGACACATTATAGATTTCTTTACCTCTGTCCTCGTTGTGTAGCCACAAAGCATTAGCTTTAAAACCTTATTGGCTCTCTACTACATATGGTATGATTCCTATGTAGGCATACAAGAGGTTCAAATCTTTTGTTTTGGATTCTTTTGGGGTAACCTCTGGCCACCGAATCACCCCCGTATAAATCCAAGGGTCCCACTGTTGCATTAATACCACTGTCAATCCCCTTTCGTACAAATCCCAAGAAAAACCCCGGCTAAACTATAAAAATAAAACAAGTGTGGCATAAAAGATACAATAGGGGTAAGTTATTGATTAATAACGAAAGAATCTTCTTGACAAACGAAAGTATTAGGCCGGATAGCGATTCGCCATACCAATAGCTATTGTGCAAACACGCACCAAGGCAACGATTCAATGCCTATGACTACATATAAATGCACAGTAAACTATTGTTCTGATTGCACAATTAAGTTGCCTGCTATTGCCTCAGATAAGCCGATACAATGGCCAGTAACGTAAGCGGGTAGGACAGACGCCAGAACATGCGCCACCCTACCCTGTACGTGTTCCTATTGTGTCACTGTATTGATCACAAGAACGTCAAAACCCCCAAGTAACATGTCAGACTGATAGGTTTGTGCCTTTGCCAGTGTCATAAGAGGGCCAAAGGGTTTAACCATGAAAGCGCCATTGGTTGCCAAGCGATAGGTTGCCAGTCCGATTTGTTTAGACATGTTCTGTTCCTTTGTGTTGATCGGGTACAAGCCCGATAGCTTGCGTGAAGTACGTGACTTTGTTGTAGTCAGGTGAATAGGCGCGCCCGAATATCTTAAGCCTTAACTGTTCGGGACTGTCTGCACGTTCGAGATACTCTTGGCCATGCGCTTTCCAGTGAGCACAGTAAAGGATTGCTCGGTTGTCCCTCATTTAACCCCGTATATCAGTCCGTCTTTCATTGTGACATTGGCAAAAAATTCACGGCCTATTCCGGTAATATGCGGACGGTTTGCAACTGTTAGAAAACCGTTGGGATTATACTCTGGCCCGAATAGGCTTGTCTCAATATAGCGCAAAGGTTTTCCGATACTTGCCTTCAATTCTTTCTTTGACGGGTATTTGACTACTAGTGTCATGCGTTGATTCCTTTATTGATATGCTTCTTTCCGTTGCCATGCGCGACGATTGCAATAGATTTAGACTTAGATAAAGCCCCATTGCACAATCGGCAGGTCTCGCATGTTGCACGCCGTCCGCCTTCTTCACTAGCAGGACACAATGCTTCTTTTCCCTTCACTAGATCAGATACACTAGACACAATTCTAAACGTGCGCTCGCCTTTATCCCAAGCCTCTTGCGCTTGCCCTAATGTATCTGCACTTGTCATAAGCATATCAGGCAAAGGATTCTTGTCTGCATGCGTGTAAGCTGTCCATCCTTTTGAGTGACGTACAAAGGCTTGCCATATACTTACAGGAACCGCGCTAGGGTCGCCATATGATCCAATTCTTACCATCCGCATAGTTGCCAGAGTTGCCAACTCATAAGCCGATATTCTAGGGTAAGAACCATTTACATAGGCTTTCCATATTCCCAATGGGCCATGCAACAGGTTAACATAGCAGGCGCGTTCCTTTGCCCATCCGGTCGCTTTATCGGACGGCTTTCCCATATGGGGGCAGGTTCCGCATATACTTGCATCTTGTCCCGTGCGGCTTGCCTCAATCGGATTGATATCTTGGCGTATAATCCAAGTTTGAATCATATCTCCTGTTTTGCCATTGTCACTGTTCATTGTGGCGATAACGACAATCGGCTTTCCGTCATAAAGGCTTGCGCCTTCCCATAAGATAAATCCAGCCATGTTCTTTCCCCTTACTCTGCGAAGATTACTAGGGCAGTAAATGCCGCTATCGGTATCAGTATAAACAAGCAAGCCATTGTTTCTTTTCCTTGTCTCATGTTCCGTTGAGACTGTTTTGACATACTGGAATCCGATTCGCAATAGTGAAAACTGGCAAGCTGAAAAATTATTATATGTAGATTCCTATTGACTCGAATCGAATTCTATGGCATAAACGAATCAACAAGACAAGGGGCAGGCCGATTCGGCTGAGTTCGCAAAAAACGGGGAGGTACGGCTATAGCGAATCAGTGACAAATATGCAACAGATCAAGAGTCAAGTAAAAAGATACTATTGACACGTATTTGTGATGTTATCGTTAACATTGTAACACGACCGAATCAGTCGTGATGGCGCTAACATTCAAGAAACCATATGTTAACGCTAACACGAGAAATCGAGTCGTGATTGTTTTGACAACTGGCAGTTTGGCCCCCTGTAAGGGAATTGTTCACCCCACCGAGAGAATTGTTCAAGGAAGCTGTGCTTCTGTAGCTTTACAAATGCCCCCCTGCGAGGGAAATGAGCACCCCATCAAGGGAATTGTTCAAGGGAGACATATTGAATCCCATCTAACTATTTGTAGTTACAGCAGAAGTTCTTGTTGACGAATCACTTTAGATATGCAATAAACAATGCAACAGAGACAAACAACGGAGAGACCAAATGATTAATTACGAAGATATGACTGATGTAGAACTAAAGAAACTACTGGTGAAGACCATCAGGGAACGAGAAAGTCTACACTACCTTCTTGGTTGGTTGGAAGAGGCTTATACGCACTATTGTTTACCTGAATATGAGCGTAGTATTGCCATCAAAGAACTCAAGAGATATGAGGAGAGCAAATGAAGAAGTTTCATGTAGTACTCTCTGATGAACTTGGAGAAGAGTTTAGTGTAGAGCTTGAAGCACTTGACAGGGATGACGCATGGGATACTGTAGCTATGGACTACCCTGAGTCTTCTGTAGTCTCTGTGAGTGAACTGAAACGATACATTAGGGAGGACTAAAATGAACACTGAAATGCTTATTCGTTTTGTTGATGATCTGATCCATGACGTTAAGTCATACCAAAGTCGTACTTCAGAGGACAGGAAAGATGCTATTCGTGTCTTTGCTAATGTCATTGAGGGTGAAGAAGGAACTCTTGAGTCATATGAGACTGTCGCAGATGGTCTGGTAGATGCAACTGAGGCTCTGGAACGTGCCAAAGAACGTTTTGGTGTAGTTGAAGATATGCTTTTGAAGCTGATTAACGACATTGATCGTGAAGTACTGTCACATAAGGTGCAATCACGATGAACTGGATGCCTATTGAAACTGCCCCCATCAGAAAGCTAATACTGTTGTTCTCACAACCATATGGATACAATAGGCTGGGAGAGTTTGCTGTGGGATATGTAAACCCTGCTTGGGTGGGACAACCAGACTACAAATACACGCACTGGATGCCTTTACCAGAGCCACCTGAAGAACTTGACAATACCTAACGAATCAGCTATATAGAATACAACAACAACGTAAGAAAGAGGAAACCAAATGACAATCTTCGTATCACCAACCGTAGTAGATGCTTTCGTCACTGGCCGTAAGATCAAGGGTCAGTTTGCTACCGTTAAGTTCATCAAGCAAGATGGTTCCTTGCGTGTTATCAATGGATGCTTTGCTCCCCTGTCGCATATTGTAGGTTCTGAGCGTGGTGTTATGCAAGGTGAAGCTATGAAGGCTCGTGGCCAGTGTGCTATCTATGATGTGTCAGAAGGTAAGTGGAAGTCCTTCTATCTGAACAAAGTAGTGGAAATCGCGTAAGCATAAGGAATACCTACGATGGAAAACAATCTTCCTCAGTGGCTACAAAAAGAACTGGATCAGTTTGGCATCTTTGGTGATGATCTTCCAGTAATCAAACCTAAACTTAAGTCCCCAGAGTCAACAGGTTGGGTTCCATCGTATCTTGGGGAAGAACCCCCCTTCTAAGGGAATAACACATGACAAAAGTTCGTATGGAACTACATAAGGTAAACACTGTAGTATGTGATGGCCACACAGTCACTGGTCATGGGGGCAATAGTGGTATCCCATACATGGCTAGACACCTTATCTCACTAGGATATGACCCACTGGCTGAGTTTGTATGCTATCGTGGGGATACACTATGTATTTCTGGTGGTACTCTTGAGGCTTGGTCAAAGATTAACTACGTAGAGACTGACGATAAGTCTACTAAACGCAAGAAGTATATACCATTCAAATGGAGTACTAAAGATGTTCTTTCGTAAAAACTACCTTCCAGACTTGACTATCCATCAAGACTCAAAGACAGGGAAATACTTTGCTAAAGGTGTAGACAAGTATGATACCACAGTAAGGTTCTGTGAATACCTTGACCATAAGGGTGGGGATAAATATGTAGTATCTAGTTATGGTGTTACTTTGTATGAAACAGTTGACAGTCTTGTCAAAGCACTATATGAGTATGCTTCTGAGGAACATCTGAAGTATATACATAAGGAACTTACTTTCAACACAGTTAAGATTAAACTGTAGGAGACATTAAAATGAAACTATGGGTGATTAGGTCGGAGCAACACCTTGGGTATGATACCTTTGACAGTGCAGTGATTGCCGCTGAGACAGAGCAAGAGGCTAGGTTTACGGCACCAGATGGTGACACATGGGATGGCACTAAGTGGACTACTACAGTTAATGGTAAAATATATGCACAATCAGACATGTACAGTGCATGGTGTCACCCTGATCAGGTCAGTGTGGAGTATCTTGGCGAGACTAGTCGGGATATTCATGGGCCTATTGTGTCAAGCTTTAACGCAGGATAAGGAGAAATAGAATGGCTAACCTAGCATGGCACTTCACTGGTAATAAACTTAGGGATGGTTCATCTATTCCTGCTGTGGGTCAAAAGCTTATCTTCAAGGGGGGTATCGAGATTTGTTCTCATGGATATCATTGGTCCAAGCAACCCTACGATGCACTACAATATGCACCGGGAACAAAGCTCCATCTTGTTGAGTATGGTGGTATTGTTCAGGAGCAAGAGGATAAGGGTTGTTCTTCTGAAAGGACTATCCTTAAGTCTATTGATGCTACTACACTACTCAGACGTTTTGCTGCTGATCAGGCTCTATCAGTAGCATATCTTTGGAATATGCCTGATGTTGTGCGGGAATACCTGACAACGTTAGATGAAAAACTTCGTGTTGCTGCTTATGCTGCTGCTGCTTATGCTTATGCTGCTGCTGATTATGCTGCTGCTGCTTCTTATGCTGCTGATGCTGCTTCTTATGCTGCTACTGCTGCTGCTGATTATGCTTGCCGCGCTGCTCGTGCTGATTATGCTGCTCGTGCTGCTGCTGATGCTGATACTCGTAAAGACTTCAACAATAGGGTTTACAAAGCTTTCAATATGGAGGTAACACAATGACACAAGACTTCACAGACGAACATCGGACCAAGCTGATTGCTTACTTGGAAACGCATGATTTACCATCAGGTCTGGGTGATGAACACGGCGCTTGTACCCTTGCAGCAATCCGGCTGGCGTATGATGGTCAGCTTAACGACGAGGTAATTGACTGCATGTCGCCCGTTCTTGGGAAGGCTGCAATGAGGCTGCAAGATGTCATGCCAGACGAAATGCGAAACAGCGCACGATATAAGGCCCTGATCCCCAACATGCCGGGAACAGGAAGGGAGCTTGAGGCTGAACGGCTGGCAGTGCTGATGGACTGGATGTGGACTGTCGTCTTGCCGCAACTTCAGCCTATCGCGGACAATGGCGGATTTGGCGCTGAATGGCGGGACATGTGCGAAACCAAGACGCCTGATGCTGCTAAGACTGCTGCTTATGCTGCTGATGCTGCTCGTACTGCTGCTGGTGCTGGTGCTGCTGCTGATTATGCTGATTATGCTGCTCGTACTGCTGCTCGTACTGCTGCTTATGCTGTTGATGCTGCTGATTATGCTGCTGCTGATGCTGATTACGCTGCTCGTACTACTGCTTATGCTGCTCGTACTGCTGCTGGTGCTGGTGCTGCTGCTGATTATGCTGCTGATTATGCTGCTGCTGATGCTGCTGATTATGCTGCTGCACGCAGAACCTTCTGGGAAGCGGTTGATCCTATCGGTGTGCTTGAGCGCATGACCTACTTGGAGATGAACAATGCGGAGTAACCTTATCAAACGACTACGTAACCCTGCTTTCTTTACTGAAACCAGTGAGCGTAACCTTATGAACGAAGCTGCTGATGCACTTGAGGGTATGCTAAAGGAGTTTGAAAACCTACAGTTTCTTTTTCATGCCACATACAATAGACATGTCTCAGAGATTGAGGAACTTGAGAGTAAACTGGGGGCCAAGCCATGACTGATGAAGAACTGATCAAGCGTCCACTTGACGAAGAATTTGACACGATGATGGAGGTTCAGAGAAACCCTTGCGGGGCGTGGATGGCTATTCAAGAGCAGGCCTACCAAATTGAGGCGCTGGAAACCAAGCTGGCCAAGGCGATTGAGGTGCTGAACTTTTACGGCGACACCAAGAACTACGAAATCAGATGGGTCAGAAAAGATTGCGGATGTTGCTCTGATGGGGTTCGGGTAATTCCCGAGAATGACAAGGGAACCATCGCCCGCACCGCACTTGCAGAACTAAGGAAAGAATGATAATGGAATATACAGTAGATATGAAAGACCCCGTTAGTGGGAATTATGTAGTTGTAGTTGCTAAACTCTATGGTGATGGAGAATACGAAGATTACTCTGATCTTGAGACTGGATCAACTTGGGTAGATATTACGGGTGATCCTAGTTTTTATGACTACACCTATGAAGATACAATGACTGGTGCTATTGGTGTTATGCCAGAGGCTTGGAAAGAAAGTGTTGATCTTATCCTTTGCAACATCTATTGGGATAGGGAACTTAATCGTTGAACACAATAGTTGACTACCACAAGCTCTGTAAGGCTATTGCCTCACGCTATCGGGTTACACTAGACCAACGTGATGATCTGATCCAAGAAGGTTACTTGGCCTACTTAGAATGTGTAGATAAGGGTTGTACTCACCCTGATGTGATTGAGACAAGCATCAGACATGCGATGTATAGCTACACCAACTTCAAGCAAAGACCTATCGAAGTACCATCACGTAAAGACTACTATGGCCTTAAGAAGAGGTGGGAGAACCTAGAGACACTGGACGGTCTTAGTGCCACTGAAAAGGCCCTATACTTTGCCCTGACAGGGGAATATGTGTCTATAGATGCCTTAGACAAAGAGACACTAGAGGAATCCCACGAAGACTTCCTAGCCTTGGGTATGGCGGTTACAAAAGCCCTAGACGAACAAGAAGCATCTGTATTTCGTAAGATTGCCTTGCATGGCTATGAGTTTCATGAGGTTGGTAACTCTCTTGGTGTTTCAAAACAGAGGGTTAGTCAAATCTACCAAGGCGCACTAGAGAAGCTACGAGAGATACTACTGTGACACTATGGCAACACTTCTGGTATTGCTGTTTGGGTTGCTTGACGATTGAACAAAAAAGGTACCTATAAGTAAGTAGGGACATTAGTTTTCTTCTACTATAGTTTGAACCTATAGGAAAAACAAAGGAAGAAGAAAAACAAGAGCCTTTGTAGAAGGCTATAGTATATCTCTTTATTATGTAGCCACTACGTAAGTATCAAACAGAAGGACTAAACTATAGTATGGGAGAACGATCACATATACCCTGTCCAGACGATAACTGTGGTAGTAGTGATGCCTACAGTTGGAATGAAGAACTTGAGGTTGGCCATTGTCAGTCTTGTGATCTTGGAACTTGGGTGTTCAAAGGAAGTCTATGGGCTAAACACGGTAAGAATGGAAAACCTTGGGTTCTTAAGGAAAGTATAGAAGATATGGAAGACGTATTTAAGGGATCGCAGAGTACCATGCTTGAGGAAGAACTAAAGACTAAACCTGTAGTCAGTAAGGATGGTTTCTACTCTGAGTTCAGGGGTATCAAGGGACACGTAAGGGAGTTTTATGGTGTAAAGCAATATCACAGCCCCAATCGTGTAGAGTACAAGTACCCTTCCGGTGGGATCAAAACACGATACATTGACGAAAAGTCTTTCTCTGCTTCCAAAGGCTTTACCCTTGATGAACTCTTCGGTATGAACTACTTCCCCTCTGGCAGTAGTAAGTATCTGGTGATTACTGAGGGTGAAGAGGACGCTATGGCTGCATACCAGATGCTTTCAGTCAATGGCTACACAACCCCATGCGTATCTCTACCATCAGCAACACCTAAGAAGTCTATCTGGGAGAAGTGTTTCAAGTGGCTAGATAGTTTTGAGAAGATTGTCTTATCATTAGATAACGATGGTAAAGGCGATCACATCAAGGAAACCCTATTCGACCTCTTCCCCAACAAGATTTATACGATGGACCACGGGGACGTTAAGGATGCTAATGACTTCCTCCTTCAAGGGAAACAGAAGTCCTATCGTGATGCTTGGTGGAAAGCTAAAGCCTACTCTCCTGCTGGATTTGTAGCCTCAGTAGAAGACTGGTTCTCTGCCCTAGAAGACGAGACACCTTACGAATATACACCTACCCCCATCAAGGGATTTAATGAGATTAACCGTGGTCTTGTTAAGGGTGGTATCACAGTCTTTAAGGCACTACCGGGTACAGGCAAGTCCAGTATGCTCCGTATGCTACAGCATGATCTAGTAGTCTCTCACGGTAAGACTGTGGCTGTCCTGATGATGGAGGAAATGAAGTCCACCACTGGTCGTGCTATGGCTACATATGAACTAGGCAAGAACGTAATGACACGTGAGGATGCTGATAAGAATGGTGTAGCTGAGACGGAAGTGAAAGAAGCTCTTAGGACTGTCGTAGGGGATCGTAAGTTTGTATCCTTCGACATTAACCCACAGAACCCGATTGAGGATACCTTACGTCAATGTAAGTATGCTGTGGCTGTCTACGGGGCTGAGTATATCTTTGTTGATCACTTGCAGCGTCTAGCCTATCTGGGTGGAACTGAGAATGCCACCTCTGCCCTGACTGAACTTGGTGTAAAACTTACTGAATTTGCTAAACGCAAGAATATCGGGATCATGTGTATCTCTCACGTAAACCAAGACGGTAAGACTAAGTATGCTTCATCTATCGAAGAAGAAGCCATTATGATTATTGAAATGCAACGTGACAAACAGTCGGATGATCCTAGAGAACAGAACACTACTTACCTTAGTACCTCTAAGAACCGTCCTTTTGCCTTGACTGGCCCCTGTGGTATGCTTATGTACGACAAGGATACAACAATGGTGTCTGAACGATTTGGTATTAGTACAGACGACAGTAGTGTGTTTGATGATCCCATTGCGGAGAATACAGTGGTTAAACTACGCAAAACATCAGGAGATACAGACTTTGGATTCTAGTAAAGAACAAACTGTTGCTACACTATCAGGTGAAACGATTGACATGATCGCTATTGATAGCCTCAAGTGGCACATGGAGGATAAAGATATGGAACCTTTACAAGCTGAAGCCTTCCGAATTGTCCTACGTTACTATGGAGTATCTGTATGACTTGGCACTATCAGGTGATGAAGCACGATGACGGTCAAGAGGTTTGGTATGGTGTACATGAGTATTATGAATTAGATGGTGGCGTTGGTTGGACAGCAAACCCCATTATCACAGCAGAGACCTTAGAGGAACTTAAGCAAATACCCAAGATGCTAGAACAAGACATTTACAAACATGGAGTTAAGGATTACAAATGAGAGAGGTTGTCTTCGACATTGAGACTGATGGGTTCTTGAATAAGCTCACTAAGGTCCATGTGGTTTCATGGCAAGACAATACTATGTCTAAACCTACCAGTGACTATAGCCTAGAAGTAATAAAACAGCTTTATAGCGCAGAGATGATAATTGGCCATAATATCCTACGCTTCGATCTGGATGCTATTGAGAAGGTCTATGGTATCCGGCCAAACGAAAACACTATCCTTGTAGATACTCTGGTTCTTGCTTGGTACTTAGACTATGAACGTACAGAAAAGGGCCTTAACTATGGCCTTGAAGCTTATGGTATCACCTTCGGTGTCCCTAAGCCTAAGATCACAGACTGGGATAGTTTAACCCGTGAGGAATACACCAACCGCTGCGAGGAAGACGTTAAGATCAACATGCGTCTTTGGTTACGCTTACGTAATAAACTTGTGGCTCTCTACGGTAAGAAGGACGATGAATCTCTATCTGATGACGCTATCCGTCTTATCCGTTACCTTAGTTTCAAACTACAGTGTGCCAATGACACAGAGAAGCTAGGTATTCGTCTTGACCATACGCTTGCTACAAAGATGTTTACTGAACTAGAAGCCTTGAAAGAGGTTAAGACTAAAGAATTGGCCGAAGCAATGCCTCAGAAGGCAATCACTAAGCTGGTGAATAAGCCTAAGAAGCCCTACAAGGCTGATGGGACACTATCTGAGTATGGTAAGCAGTGGTTCTCTACCCTCAAAGACTATGGCCTTCCAGAAGCCACTGTAGGGCCTCTACGTGTGATTGATAGGTACGAGCAAGGTAATCCAGACTCTTCCCCTCAGATCAAAGACTGGTTGTATGGTCTTGGTTGGGAGCCTATCACCTTCAAGTATGAAAAAGACGAATATGGCAATGAACGTAAGATTGAACAGGTACGTAAGGATGGTGAACTATGTGAATCTGTACTGCTGTTGAAAGACAAAGACCCTGCTATCGAATATCTTGATGGTCTTACGGTCTTGACCCACCGTATCAGTATCTTCAAAGCCTATCTGAGTAGTGCGGAACAAGATGCTAATGGTGTATGGTGGATCAGGTCTAGGGTCGATGGTCTGACGAATACCTTCCGCTTCAAACATAGGAAGCCTCTAGCCAACCTACCGGGTGTAGACAAACCCTATGGCCATGAGGTTCGTGCTTGCCTATTGGCACCTTCGGATGACCATGTTCTAGTGGGTGCAGATATGGTTAGCCTTGAGGATACCACCAAACGACACTACATGCAACCACTAGACCCTGACTATGTTGCAGCCATGAGCCAAGAGGGTTTTGACCCCCACCTCGACCTCGCACAGTTTGCAGGGGCCTGTAGTCAAGAAGAGATTGATGAGTACAATGCTGGTGGTGCCAGACACCTTAAGGCTATCCGTAAGGGCTACAAGGCAGCAAATTATAGTTGTGTCTACGGAGTTGGGGCACCCAAGTTGTCTAGGGCGTTAGGGTGCTCTGTAGGTGAAGCTAAGAAGCTCATAGATGCCTACTGGGACCGCAACTGGTCTATCAAGGAGATTGGTAGCCGACAAGTGACTAAGGTGCTTAAGGATGGCTCTCTGTGGCTACAGAACCCTGTCTCTGGATTCTGGCATAACCTTAGAGCAATCAAAGATTCCTTCTCCACGACAAACCAAAGTACAGGTGTCTATGTGTTTGACAACTGGTTGGCCTTTGTCCGTAAGGAAGGTGTTCCTATGGTCATGCAATACCACGACGAAGGATTGTTCTACACCAAGAGGGATGACACAGAACGGTTTGGCCCCTTGTTCCAGAGGGTAGAGAAAGCCTTGAACGAGAAACTACAACTTAACGTCAAGGTGTCTTCTGATTGGAAGACCGGAGATAACTATGCAGACGTACACTAACCATAAGTGTGACAAAAGAATCACACATTAGCTATATCTACATAAGTGCTTAGAATCGCTTGACGATTGACGAAAAAAGGTACCTATATATAAGTAGGGGGACGAACTCCCTAACTAACCCCAAAGGAAAACCCGACAATGAAGTTTGATATGAAAATGGTTCTTGAGTACGCTAAAGTATTTGAGGAGAATTATGATAAGGGCGATCCAGACGCACCCGTTAAGTCCGCACCGGGAACTGTAGCTAAGAAGGGTGGTCAGACTGTCGTGAACGTCTACTTCACCTCTGAGGAAGATAAACAGAAGTTGATTAATGCTGGTCTGGACTTGAAGCCTATGGGCCATGATCGGATCAAGAAAGGCAATCAAGAGTTTGGTATTGGTGAGTTTGTCAAAGTAACCCGTGGTTACAAAGAGTTTACCAAAGTTTTCGAGAATAAGAAGGGCGGTACCACTGAGGTAAACTATGGTGGCCTTCCTAAAGTTCTTGACTACCGTGATCCAGAAGCAAAGAAGCTGTGGTCTGTTGCTGACGACGGTTTCCTTGGCAATGGTACTGAGGCTATTGTCCGCTTCGATATGTACTCTGATGGTGCTGGTCTTCGTCTTGAGGCACTTGCTATCACTAATCTAGTGGAGTATGAGCAAGGTGACACACGTGAGAAGTCCGAATATGCGGATGTGTGGGATACCTAAGTAACCACTCTAGTGTCTCTGGGGGTTTGTTCTGGGGACACTAGCCTTTCACCACAAAAAAAGGAAATGAGATGTCAAAAGGCTCTGTGTCTACTCTTACTGTACTTTTTCTTATCCTAGTAACAGTTAGAGTAATCTTTGTACCCCTGTTCTCTGCATTCTTTGGTATAGCCGTTAGCTATCTCTTCCCAGAAACTACGCAGGCATTTATGCAGTACATTAAGTTTGAGACTGTTGCATTCTGGCAACTTATGCTAATCGTCGGTACTATCAGTATGGTCTGGTCTGTCGGCTCTCCTCCAAAAACAAACCCAATCGATAAGGTAAAATAATGCACATTACTATTAGCTCCGTTCAAGAAATCGACACTGGCGTATCTAACGCTGTAAGCATCTCTCAGAGTGGGGTAGAATACCTTGGTGACTTTGCAGAGCTTGTATTGCAGTTTGCACGGGCTGTTGGATATACCTACGTTAAACAAGTCATTCTTGTGAAAGATGACGGTACTACTGAGGAGACTCTTCGGTGATAACAGCTACCTACATCGACCATATGGGGACAGACCTTAGCGTTGTGAATGCAGCACGGGTTAGCTTTGGTAAGAAGAGTGAACTTGAGGAAGAACATGGGGTATGGAAACTAAAGGATAGTGACGCTAAACTAATAAAGTATCTGTCAAAACATAAACACTACTCACCCTTTGGTCACTGCTTTGCTTCCTTCCATGTCAAGGCTCCTATCTTTGTAGCGAGACAGTTGGTGAAGCATAAGTTTCTACGTTGGAATGAGATTAGTCGTCGCTATGTAGACAATGAACCTGAGTTCTATGTGCCCAAGTTATGGCGTGGTAAGGCAGAGGATAAGAAGCAAGGAAGTGCAGATTGGTCTGTTCCCTATAACACTTGGCCTCTAATTGTTAGGACAGGGGGGAATACTTACGAAGATGAATGGTCTGACTACAACACTATTGCAGTTGGGATATATAAAGAGTTACTAGCTGCAAATATTGCACCTGAACAAGCCCGTATGGTACTACCTCAATCAGCAATGACTGAGTGGTATTGGTCAGGATCACTTGATGCCTTTGCTGATATGTGTAACCTACGTCTTAAGGAAGACACACAATACGAGACACGTCTGGTAGCCCAACAGATCGACAAAGTGATGCAAGAGTTGTACCCGGTAAGTTGGAAAGCCTTAGTTGGAGATACGATAGGATGAACCAGATGGAAGATAACTTCGGAACAGAAGCGTACAAACTCCGTAGAAAAGCTAGCCCAGAGACAAGTGTAGAGGCGTCAGGGTCTGTTGACACCACCAAACTAGAAAAGCTGGTGTACAAAACAATCCTAGATTTTGGTGATGGGGGTTGTATCGCTGACGACGTATTAGCAAAATACCCCAGTTACCCCTACAGTTCTTTGACTGCCCGTTTTTCAGCCCTTGAGAAAAAAGGGTATATTATTCGAAACGGGGACAAAAGAAAAGGACGGTCTGGGAAAAATCAAGCTGTAATGCGAGGGACAAGTTTGAAAGCCTTAGTGCATGGATAAGCCTGAAATTGTTAATACTCTCTTAGTGGATGGAGATATTATTGCGTATCGTGCTGCTTTCTCTGTAGGCGACTTGGGCTATCCTTGGGAAGTAGAGGCTAAAGTAGACGATCTGATGGACTACGTTATCGGGGAAACCCTTGTGTTCTCCAATGGCAGTGACTACACAACGTATCTAACGGGAAAGAATAACTTTCGTTATGACATCGCTGTGACTGCTGAGTACAAGGGCAACCGAAAGGCTTCTACTAAACCTGCTATGCTATCTGATGCCAGACGTTACCTAGTCGAAAGTTATCGTGGTCGTGTTACCAATGGTCAAGAAGCAGATGATGCTATTGCTATTGAGGCTACAAAGAATGACCCAGAGACAACTGTAGTTGCTTCTGTAGATAAAGATATGCTACAGATACCTTGTTGGCACTTTAATTTTGTCACTGGGGCTTGGACGTTTGTTGATGGGCCATCTGGTAGAAAGGCTTTCTATAAGCAAATCCTAACTGGTGATACGGCAGATAACATCAAAGGTATCTTTCGGGTTGGTCCTGTGAAAGCAGATAAAATCCTTGAGGGACTAACGGAAGAGAAGGAACTATATGAAGCTGTAGTTAAAGCTTACGAGGGCAATACGGATCGTGTACTAGAGAATGCTAGGCTCTTGTGGTTGCGTAGGGAAGAGGGGCAGATGTGGCAACCCCCAGAGTAACAAGTGTAAGGGCAAGGGCCATCAAGAATGGCTATCGGTCTGGCCTTGAAGAAAAGATTGCCAAACAACTTGAGGAAGCTGGGGTTCACTTTGACTACGAGAAGCTAAAGGTTCCCTACGAACTAGCAGAGACACGTAAGTATACTGTAGACTTCCAGCTTCCCAATGGCATTATCGTAGAGACCAAAGGACTATTTAAGACTGAGGATCGAAAGAAACACCTCTTGATCCAGAAACAACATCCAGAGTTAGACATTCGCTTTGTCTTCTCTAATGCTAGGGCTAAGTTGTATAAAGGCTCTAAGACCACATATTCTACTTGGTGCGATCAGTACGGGTTCAAATGGGCCGACAAAGTAATCCCTACAGAATGGATCAATGAATGAAAGACTCTATCTTCTTCCGAATTGGATACTTCTTTGATAAGGCTTCTGATTGGGCTTTCCAACAAGTATCTGACGACTACCTGACTTTCAAAGAATCTAAGATTGATCGTGAGACTGAAGATCGTATGTCTCAGATGGGACTAACTAAGATCACAATCTACCATGTGAACCAAGGCCCTATCCACCGTGATAGTATCCCAGATGATGAAGGACTACCGGATGGTCTTGATTGGCTATTGGAAGTCAAATGTCGTATGAATGACGATACAGGTATTGTAGATATCCCACTCTGGTTTGACAGCTTTAATGAGGCTTACGCAATCGTCAACCACTTCTACAATGATGTAGAACCTAAGGTGATTTATATCTAATGACAACTAACAAATCAAAAGTACTTATGGTTGACCTAGAGTTAGCACCAAACGTTGCTTATGTCTGGGGAAAGTGGAAGCAGAATATTGGAGACGAAATGTTTGTCTCTAAGTCTTTCATCCTCTCCTTCACAGCAAAGTGGTTGGGTGATCCCAAGATCATCTACAAAGAGAACCGTAATGGGGCAAATGACAAGGCTATTGTTCAAGAACTATATGATCTACTAGATGAAGCAGACGTTGTAGTTGCCCACAATGGTAAAGACTTTGATCTTCCTATTGCACTGACTAGGGGTCTAGTACATAACTTACCACCACCAAGCCCCTACCATGTTGTAGATACCCTAAAGTCTGCCCGTAGTCACTTCCGCTTCCTGAGCAATAAACTATCGGCCTTGTGTGAAGAACTAGGACTTGCACCAAAAGGTAAGCACAAGAAGTTTCCGGGCTTTGAGTTGTGGCGACAGTGCTTGGCTAATAATGAAGAAGCATGGGAAGAGATGAAAGAGTACAATGTTCAGGATGTGATTAGTCTTGAGGCTCTGTACCTTCGTATATTGCCTTACATTGGTGGTCATCCTAATGTAGACCTATCGGATGGTGAAGAACTGATCTGTCCCAAGTGCGCCTCTAATGCTATCCAGAAACGTGGAATATATACGTCTTCTGTAGGTGTGATCTATCAGCGGTTTGTCTGTAAGTCTTGTGGGACTTGGAGCCATGATAAGTCATCTACTAGAGGCGGTTCAATCAGTAGGAACTTCTAGTGGGCAAACGTAGTGATTTTGAGAAGGTACCTAAGGACTTCTACCCAACAACTGATCCTAAAGCAACAGAACCACTTGTCCCTTTCATTAGGGGCAATACTTACGCAGAGCCTTGCTATGGTAACGGTGACTTGGAAGACCTTTTGATGGATGTAGCTACATGCAAGTGGCGTAGTGACGTAAGAGAGACTGTTAGTAGTTCTAAGGTTATGGATGCTTTGTCCTTGACTAAAGAAGATTTGACTGATATTGATCTGATTGTGACTAATCCACCGTTCACCAGAAGTATCCTAATGCCTATGCTAGACCACTTTATTACGTTGAAACCTACTTGGCTTCTATTGCCTGCTGACTACATGCACAATGTCTACTTTGGTGAGGCTATGAGTAAGTGCCAAAGGGTAGTCTCTGTAGGAAGACTTAAGTGGATCAAGGGTAGCAAACATACTAGTGTAGATAACTTTTGTTGGTACTTCTGGCCACAGTGGTCAAAACATGAAACAACAATGTTCAAAGGAAGAACTAAGTGATTGACTTTCAAATCTTACCAGAACCCCAGAAAGGGAATACTATGCTACAACCTGCAATCCTTGCTATTGTACGTCAGGCTTTGACTATTGTTGGTACTGCTCTAGTCGCTAAAGGCTACATTGAAGCCTCTGATTTAGAGCCTATCGTTGGTGCTGTCTTGACACTGAGTTCAATCGTATGGTCCGTTCTGGATAAAAGAAATCGTTAATCCTGTCTTACTCGTGGGAGAACAAGATGAAACCGAAAATTGAGTTCAATACTGTGGATGGTTGGAGTTACTTTGATTTGGTAGCCCAAAAGACGCCTACAGAAATGGTTAAAGAATATGCTCGTGTTAGTGGACAAGCCCCTGATGTAGCACTATACCAAAAACTTATGGAAGAAGAGTTTGATGAGTGGGCAGAGGAAATTGTTGTAAAAGATACTGCTGCGGAACTTAAAGAACTAGCAGACCTCTTGTATGTTATCTACGGTTATGCTAATGCTCGTGGTTGGGATGTAGAAGATGCATTGCAGCGTGTCCACCGTAATAACATGGGACGTATGTATCAGCCTGATGGTACGATCAAACGTAGAGTAGACGGTAAGATTGAGAAGAATAAGGCTTATCCAAAGGTTGACTTGAGTGATCTGGTATGACAGTACAAGAACTTATTGACAAACTTAACACTATTAAGGATAAAGAGAAACCAGCAGTCATATCCGCATGGTCTATTGGTAATCCCTTCCGTACTGTTAAAGAGATACAAACTAACATGCTTGTGGATCAACCACATAAACTTAACATCCTATCGGAGTAACAATGAACAACCACTTGCCTACAGATTATCAAGCCTTCATTCACACATCGCGTTATGCCCGTTGGATTGAGGAAGAGAACCGTCGTGAGACTTGGGCTGAGACTGTTGGACGCTATATTACCAACGTGATCCCAAATGGCACTAACCATAAAGTTTGCTTTGATATCGAACAAGCTATCCTTGGGCTTGAGATTATGCCATCAATGCGTGCACTTATGACTGCTGGTCCTGCTTTGGAACGTGACAACACTGCTGGCTACAACTGCTCGTATCTACCTGTCGATGACCCTAAGTCTTTCGATGAGGCTATGTTCATCCTTCTGTGTGGTACTGGTGTAGGCTTCTCTGTAGAACGTCAGTACATCAGCAAACTACCAGAAGTCCCTGAGCAGATGTTCAAGAGTGATACTGTTGTTGTAGTTAAGGATAGCAAGGAGGGTTGGGCTAAAGCACTACGTCAAGTTATTAGTCTTCTTTATGCTGGTGAGATTCCTCAGTGGGACGTATCTAAGGTTCGCCCTGCTGGTGCTAAACTCAAGACCTTCGGTGGTCGTGCTTCTGGTCCTGCCCCTCTAGTGGAGTTGTTTAACTTCACTGTAAATACTTTTGTGAATGCTAAAGGTCGGCGGTTGTCTTCTATCGAATGTCATGACCTTATGTGTAAGATTGGTGAGGTTGTAGTTGTTGGTGGTGTACGTCGATCTGCAATGATTAGCCTATCAAACCTATCAGATGATCGTATGCGTCATGCTAAGTCTGGTAGTTGGTGGGAAGGTCAGAAGCAACGGGCATTGGCTAATAACTCTGTAGCCTATACTGAGAAGCCTGATATGGAAACCTTCATGCGTGAATGGTTGTCTTTGGTTGAAAGCAAGTCTGGTGAACGAGGTATCTTCTCTCGTCCTGCTAGTAAGAAACAAGCAGCTAAGAATGGAAGACGTGATGCGAGCTATGACTTCGGTACTAACCCTTGTTCGGAAATTATTCTTCGGCCCTACCAATTCTGTTAATTAGATGGCAGAAGTAAAACAAGGTGAATTGCTGGGAAGCCTAAGTGCATAGCATATGGTAATCAGCAGCCAAGCCCATCAGGGATGATGTGGAAGGTTCAACGACTAGGACGAGAGACTAGACCAGTCAATAATGTCCATACACCCAAGCGGGTGGAAGTGCCTTGCCCCTATTGACATTAGGGTGATGATATAGTCTGATCTGCATGGAAACTTGCAGGAGAATGGAGTTATGATGAAGCGTAATCGTGAAGGCAACCTTGTTGGTGATGTTACTCGTGAATGCTCTAGTAGTGTTTGCAATAGCATCTTTACTATCACAAGTAAGACGGTTACGCTTTGCCCACATTGTAATTCTGAGCGTGTTAAGTCTGCTGCCCCTGAAAAAAGAATGCTTGCCAGAGCAAAAGCAAGGGCTAAAGAACGTGGGCATGAGTTTAACTTAGAACTCTCGGATATCCACATCCCAACCCACTGCCCAGTCTTGGGTATTGAACTTGTTGCTCACAAAGGTCGATCTGGGGGAAACCCTAATAGTCCAGCTCTTGATCGTGTTGACAATAATAAGGGTTACGTGAAAGGCAACATAATGGTTGTTTCTCACCGTGCAAACATGATGAAGGTTGATGCTTCCCCAGAAGAATTGATTAAGTTTGCAGAATGGGTCTTAACAAGCTACCGCTGATATCTAGCGACTATCGGTGAACATAAATGAATCTTACAGAGGTCGTGGTTCGATCTACAGACACACTTGAAGACTTGGAAAGGAAAGTAAAACTAGCTACGATCCTTGGGACTATCCAGTCTACGTACACACACTTCCCTTATCTGCGTAAAGTCTGGAAAGATAATACTGAGGCTGAACGTCTGCTTGGCGTATCCTTGACAGGTATCATGGATAACAAACTACTATCCAACTATTACCACAGTACGGACGGATCACTTCCTGAAATCTTGGAGCATCTTAAAAATGTCGCTGTTACTACTAACGCTGAGTGGGCTGAACGCCTTGGTATTCCTGTCTCTGCTGCTATTACATGTGTTAAACCCTCGGGTACCGTTTCCCAATTGGTTGATAGTGCCAGTGGGATTCATGCTCGTCACTCAGCCTATTATATTCGTACTGTACGTGGTGACAACAAAGACCCTCTGACGCAGTTTATGATTGACCAAGGCATTCCAAGTGAACCTTGCGTGATGAAGTCTGATACTACAACTGTCTTTAGCTTCCCACAGAAGTCTCCTGTAGGTGCTATTACTCGTAATGATATGACTGCACTGGAGCAGTTGAGCTTGTGGATGGTCTACCAACGTCACTGGTGTGAACATAAGCCTTCTGTCACTATTACAGTTAAGGAGCATGAATGGATGGAAGTAGGTGCTTGGGTCTACAAGAACTTTGATGAAGTCTCTGGTGTATCCTTCTTGCCACACTCAGACCACAGTTATCAACAAGCACCCTATCAAGAGTGTAGTGAACGTGAATACCTTGATGCCCTATCCCTAATGCCTGAACGGATCAACTGGGCTGAACTGAGCAACTACGAGAAAGAAGACACTTCCAAAGGGACTAGTACTTTTGCTTGTGCTGGTGGTTCTTGTGAAATTGTAGATTTGATCTAAGAATCATGTTCTACATCATCACTCGTGAGGATTGCCTTTGGTGTGACAGAGCCAAAGAAGCACTTAACAATCGGGGGGAGCCTTACGAGGCTTTCCTCTATACAGAACACGCTATGGTCAGAAAACTTATGATCAAGTCGGGTATAAAGACTGTACCTCAGATTTGGTATGATGACCAGTATATTGGTGGGTGTACTGAACTGTTCTCTTATTTGGACAAGGGTTAGATAATGACGTTAGAGAAACCACGTGGTAAGCGAGTTACAAAGTACAAGGGAGCAGAAGTAGAATCCATCTCTAAACTATCCCCTATCCTACCACGTAACCCTAACCAGAAGGCTTATGTAGATGCGCTAAAGACCAGCAATCAGGTCATTGCTCTCGGGCCTAGTGGCACTGGTAAGACTTGGATACCTGTTACTTTTGCTTGTAACCTACTTCTTGGTCGTAAGATTGATAAGATCATCCTAACCCGTCCAGCAGTCTCTGTAGGTAAGTCTCTAGGCTCTCTGCCGGGAGATATGAACGAGAAGTATGGTCCTTGGTTGTCACCTCTCCTGACGACTATGGAAGAACAACTAGGAAAGAACAAGGTAGATACAGACATCAAGAACGGGAACATTCGTATGGCTCCCCTAGAGTATATGCGAGGGTCTTCCTTCAATGATGCCTTTGTGATCTGCGATGAAGCCCAGAACCTAACTGTTGAAGAGTTTAAGATGCTGGCTACCCGCATTGGTGAGAACTGTACCTTTGTGTTGTCAGGGGATATTCGACAGTCTGACATTAAGCAACAGTCTGGCCTATCTAAAGCTATCCATCTAGCTAAGAAATACAATATGAGCATCCCTGTCATTGAGTTTGGTGTTGACGACATTGTACGAAGTGATGTATGTAAAGAGTGGATCAAAGCATTCTACACAGAAGGACTATAAATGACTGACGTAGTAAACGAACCTGAACACTACTCAAATGGCAATATCGAATGTATTGACTATCTCAAGGACAATATGTCTTGGGAAGGCTACACAGGTTTCTTAGAGGGTAATACAAAGAAGTACCTACATCGTTGGCGGTATAAGAAGAAGCCACTGGAAGACCTGCTCAAGGCACGCTGGTATCTTGATCGTCTGATTAATGAACTAGAAAAATAAATAAAAAAGCCCCAGAGTCAGGATCAAATGTCCTAGCTCTGGGGCTTTACTTTTTGTAAAATACGGTAGTCTATTCTAAATCGTTCTTCTTATATAAATCTAGGATGTCTCGTTTGACTTCCTTCAAATCACTTTGGATATCTCTCATAATCTCACGATCTTCATTACGTCTTTCATCCCGAGAGACAATCTCAGTTTGTAGCAACGCAATCTGTTTCTCGTTTGTGAGAACCCTACGTACTAACCAAGTAATTCCTGAGAAGACAGCAGCTATAGCACTTCCTACGATATACTCAAAGTAGTTCATCTTTTGAATAACCCTCTTATTGATCTAGCAATTTCATTAGGGGATGGAAATAACCACCCGAGAACAAGAAGGACTATCATCCATATCGGGGTTTGTTGGATCGTAACTTCTTTAACATTTTCTGCAACAAGAGAAGCGGACTGCTGGATTACATCACGCCCAGCCTCTACCTCAGTCTGATTAGCTACAACTTGCTGTACATTCTCTTTACCTGCTTGTGTATTGGCAGCTATATTAGGCCCACCACCTGTTAAGAGGCTCAGGGGACCACCACAACCCACTAAGGCTAGAAGGGCCAGCAAGGGTAGTATACGCACATCACAGCCCCTTCTTACAGAGTGTGACCTTGCTATCAGCCCTACGGTTCTCTAGTCCCTTAACTGTCTTACCACCAGCCTTAACCCACTTCCCAAGTTCATCACAAGATTCTTTATACTTGCCTTGGTTAGCTAGTTTCATCATTGTGGATTTACAGACAGCACTAACACCAACATTATACCCTAGTTCTAGCATAGAGGCTTGTACACCTACAGGGATGTTAGGGTTGGTCATGCAAGGCTGTAGCTTGGCATAGAAGTCAGATACGCCATCCTGTAGCATTGCAAGGCACTGTTCTTTGGTGTAGTGATCACCCATCTTAACACCACGGGTCTCCCCGTAGCAGACGGTAGGAACACCTACGATATCCTTGTAAGCCGTAGTTTCTAGTCCCTCCCACTTAGCGATAAAAGGAGTAGCAGTAACAATCACAGCGGCTGCAATAGCACCAGAAACTTTATTCTTTAGCGACATCTTGGTAATCCTCTTTCACTAGTACGGGATAGCGTTCTCTAATTTCCTTACGCTTAGAAAGCCACTCTTCTTCTGTAGCTTCACCAGCCTGCCACTTAAAGAACAAAGGATCAGCCTCAGAAGCATAAGAAATCTGACGCTTGGCACTCTGTTCTTCTTTTGATGGAGTGTAGGCTTGCCATTGGCCATCTACAAAAAGTTGACTAGCATGATTAGGTGGAGACTTAACCTCTATTGCTCCCTCAGGAGGTACAGCACCATCTCCAAAGCCACCAATATAGACCCCTGCTTCGGTTACATAATGAGTAGTTGTCATGCGAAGGCCCTCACTCGAAGATTCCAGTTTGCATTGGTCAAAGAAACCGCATTACCAGTTGTTCTATTTGCATAGGTAAAGCAATTTGCTTCATTGCTAAAACGCACGTTGATGTTAGTCGCATCATAGTAGATTGCATTATTTCGGTTTGTACCTGACGTTGTAGCTGCATAACCAACCATAATAACATCACTGATGGCAAAACCATTTTCTGCTGTTACACAAACTAATTCAATCATAACCATCTTGGGCTGTACACCAAGGCCATGTGCTAGGGTCAAAAGTCCACCACTTGTGATGGTTTGATCTGTACTAACATAAGCAGTCCTTACTGCAACTTGACTTGCAATAGCTTGTGCAGTTCGCAAAGGGTTCATGGGTCTAAGAGTATTAACCCCAGCTTCTGCTTGGGCCTGAGTAGCAAAAGTCTGGTTAGGTTCAAACTTGCTATTGGCTTCATCAAAAGTACCAATACTAATCCAACCACTATCAGCTTCATTGCGTTTCCACAAGGTGTCTGTGTCGGTCTCATACCAAAACATATTGGCATAAGTTGTAGCGGGTGGCGTAGCACTGGAGTTTTGAGTTACAATAGCTTGCAAAGCGTTGTTAAGATCAGACCTAAAGTTAGGCGCTGTCTGGTTATCAATTATGTAGTCATGGGTTGCCATATCGGGTTCCTATTAGTTATATTGGACCACAGCACTAAGACTTGTGATACTTGGTGTTATGTCTTTAGAGCGGCTAGACAAGATGACCCTAAACTGTGCGGCTCTTGCGTAAACGTCACTAACTTTGAGTTCTTTGTAGGCTGACCAAGTAGGTGATCCAGCAGGATCATCGTTTGTAGTTCTCATAAAGCACACAACATTAACGGCATCATCTTGGGCACCACCCGTGAAGTCGTCAAATAGGCCGGGGAGTGTATTAAACAGTCCAGAGATGTTATCCCACAAGCCTGCTGACCTATCAATACGATCTACATCAACGTCAATCCTAGCTCTAAACCTACGAACTGCGCCTGTATCAATCCTACCATTAAAAGTGTAGGTTGCACTAAAGGGAGGAGTCCCAGAGACAGTGGTAATCTCCAATCTGCTAGAGACAACAGAACAACCAGTCTTAGTTCCAAGAAAAGTTGGGCTGTCCGTAAGCAGAGTTGTTGTAGTAAACACCTCAAGTGCAGTAGAAGGCACCAATGCGGAACTATAGTTTTGAGAAATATTGTTCCCTTTATCATAGGCACGTATCATATAGGTTCCCGGTTTAGCAGGAACAGCTACAGAGTTACCGGGACGTGGTACTTTTTCTACATAGGTAGTAGCACCTGCCCATGTGGCCCCTGCTTCATCCACTGAGTGACGAATACGATAGAAAGACAAGTCAGCGTCAGGAACAGGTGTCCAGATAAGGTTTGCTGTAGAGCCATTAAGTTGAGCAGAGAAGTCCGCAACATCAGACGGTGGAGCAGCAAGACCTGCAACTACAAAGTTTGTATAGACTTGCCAATCACCCTTAATACCAAGATAGTTGTAAGCCCTAGCACGAAGGTCGTAGAAGTCATCAAACACATTTAGTATCTCAAAGCGTCCTAGGTCACCTACACCAACTACAGACCAGTTAGTATCAGAACTTTTCTTGAACTGAACCTCTACACGTTCAACAGCAAAAGGTGTATCAGAAGTAACATCTAAATAGATTACGTTAGTTAGGTTTTCGTTGATTACCCTTACCTCACTTGTAGGGTCAATACCAATGTTAGGGACTTCAAAAGCACTAGGAAGATTAGTGTTATTTTGCTCAAAGATAGCGGCAGACTTATTGTTAAAGACAGCAGAACTGATCTCACGAAGCGTCATCTGAACTTGCAGATCAAGACCATCCGTTAAACCAAAGTTCCAGTTTGTAACTTCAAAAGGCTTATTCGCCCAACCAAACCTTGTATTGTTTATGTAGATAAAGTCTCCTACTTCAACTTGAAAGGCTTTAAGACCAAAGGAAGCAGAAAAGGTTAGCTGTTCACGGTTACGACGAAGGGCCACATTAGCAATACGCTGTGCAGTCTTAGAAGAACTTGTGAAGGGCAGTGCGTAGTCAAGAGTATTTACAATACCATTGTCTGTGTCTACAAATATAGGGTCACTTACAGTTGGGTAATCAGCTTCTTGCCAATCACTCTCTAAGCCCTTGAACTTACCTTTTACAGTATTAAAGTTATTTCTACGCGAGTGCCTAGTTGAAAGACTAATACCACTACGAAGATCACTTTCATCAAGGGTTACTGTTGGTGTAGTATAGGCCGAAGCCTTCATACGCCATTTACCTTGAGAGTACCAAAACAAACCACCCATAGATGTAAGTAAGTCGGAGATGATTTGGTTAGGCTCAAAGCTAGTTACAAAGGTACCATTGCAAGTATAACGCTTCTCACTATCAACGGTCTGATTACAGATAGTAGCGGCAGCAGTGACTAAAGTATCTTCAATCTTATCACTCGTCTGGGCGAGGCCATAGTCAGAAGATATATAGTCTCTCAAGCAAAGTGCAGGATTATCGGACCATGCTGTGAGGCCAGTGCTAGGATTATAGACCTTCTTACCACGGATTACAGCGGATACTGTAGGTATTCCATTGGGGAAGACATCTGCATTATACTTAAAGCGTACATAAAGGTAAGCAATGCCTTGTAGTTTGTGGTCAGATGTCCAAACACCATCTACCAAGGTATTTGTCTCAGCAACTAGATCAGGATCAGCAATCTGTGTAGTAGTCCCATAGTACTGCTTGATACGTACATAGTTGTTGTACACAGCAGGAGAGGTTACATTACCTGTTCCATCAATAGTCACCACTTCATCATTCAAATAGATTTGCTGATAGCTATCAACTTCGTGCCCTGCAAAAGCCAAGATACGGTGTAGGAACTCATTCTTATTACCAGTAGAGGCATCATAAATACGAACACCCCCAACACGAACTTCACCATAGATGATCTGGTGGTCTAATGCTGCACCACTTTCACCAGCAATACTGTAGCCACGAGAGGAACCTGTACTTGGTTTAGGTGTAAGAGCATTAAGTGCTGCACCCATTGCTGTAGAGATAAGGAAGTGTCCAAGAGGACCAACAAGACCAAGCGCGGCTATACTCATAAAAGTGCTACCAGCCAAGGCAGCAGCCCCAGTAGAAGCAGCAGCCATAACAGCAGAAACAGCCATGTCAATCCCCCAACAGTTTAGAGTAAATATTTTCGGTATGCTTATACCCTAACCATTCCAACAGGGAGTCGAAAGGTTTATGTCTTTTGGTGTTGACGATCATAACAGAGACACCATCTTCTTTAAGGCACTTCTCTGCAAACTTCATCAACTTTGGTCCTGTAAGACCTTTACGATAGTCTTTATCCAAGTATAGAACATCGTTAAAGGCAAACATGTGGTCCATATAGTGAAGATGTGGCCTACAGATGACTACAAAGTAACCGATAAGACTTTCATCAGACCTTGCTGTAAAAATCTTTAGCATCCCTACCTCTTCTAACGTGTAGTAGGCAGGCCAATCTGGGTTTAGTTTGATCACTTCTTTATTTAGTGCAATCTCTTCCCAATGTTGGACAAGTAGTTCCTTAGCTTCTCTCTCAAAAGTTAACACAGATTCTTGTTGGTAAGTAATCGGCATGTCGGGTGCCTCCTTATGTAGTTCCTTTTCTTCCCCAGAAGATTTCTTTATCTTGTAGACCAGCTACAAAGTCTAAGCCTTTATCAGTGGGAAAACGAGACTTCTGGTCTTCGTTAGTAAAACGCCTAACAACAGGACGCTCAAGTTTAATCAATATATTCTCAGCAGTCACAGCGATGGTTGACGTAGAACCCTCTTCAGAAATATTCATCTGATCTAGTTCACCAGAAAAGATTTCAGCAAAGTATTTAGTGTCACCTTCAAGCTGAAAGTTAAGCAAGTCTTCTGTCGTAATAATCTGATTGCTTTGTGTAGAAATCTCACCCTTGGACAACCACAAACCAAAGAAAATCCTACAAGGTCTTCCCTGATAAGGTTCACTAAGGGCTAGAGACAAGAAAGAGGAAGGAATACCACTCATAGTGATAGTAGCACCCTTAGCCTCAATTTCTGTAGTCTCTTCAATGGATGAGATATTGACTAACTGACCAGCACCAAGGTATACACTACCAGCAAACATAGGCCCTGAAGCTACAGTTTGAGACACACTCAGAGTATACGTGCCTACTCCACCAGACCCAGTAACAAGTTCTGTAATTTTAGTGTCTGCTGAAACACCAAGGCCAGAAATACTCTCTCCAACCGATAGTGTTCCAGAAACAATAGACGTAACAGTTAGTGTAGTTCCAGAGATTGAAGCCGTGAACTCAGCAGTTTTATCAGCTACTAGATCACCATAGCCTGTCCAGAGGTATAGAGGACCACTAGAAAAGTCAATCTCAATAGCAAAGAAAGGGTATACAACATCTTTTGTAAGGCCACTTATAAACTCTGTTGGTAAATCTCTAGCCATGCCGGGTTCCTTTAGTCATTAGCTGATACGATAGACAGTATACGTGTTGGCAGCAGTCTTACGGAATCTAAACAAACCAGACGCACCAATTGCTACAGCCATAGAACCAACCAATGTCAACCCAGTTGCCGTACCAAGAGTTGCAATGCCCGCACCAGTGTTAATAACAGACACATCGAAGGACATATCCACTGGGAATGTAGCAGGTACACCACCTTCAATAAGAGTTCCTGTAGGAAGGGTTAGTGTGGCTACAGCACCTGTATATTGTACAATCCCAGTAAGCAATTCTGCTATGGTGAGGGTAGCAGCAGCAGCCTTTGAAGTTTGTGCAGGTTGAGCCTTATATACTACACCAGTGGTGACTGTTGCACCAACCACATGTAGGGGTGAGATGGCGGTAGTAGTTCCAATACCTACGTTACCAGCTACATAGTTAGGTGCGGTTCCTGTAAGATAAAGATTATACGCGGTACCCCCACCACTAGCTATGTTTTGGCTGGAGTTAAAGGCGTAAACAAACTTACCTGTAGTCACAGAAGCAGCAGCAACACCATTTACAGAGAATCCAATATTAGTGGTAGCCCCGATCAAATTGCCCTCTACCAAGAAGCCTACCTGACTAGTGACCGTTGCACTTGCAC